TGGAACAATAAGAAATCTTCTCGGATTTTCTGTAGATGCAGTATTGGTTGGTGCTCTTGCTTGTGCAATGACTTTACAAGCAGACGTACTTACTATTAAAGGTCCGGATGCAACAAGTTCTATTGTATTTGATGCTGGAGCTACTGGGTATGTTAAATTCGTAGATACTGATGTTACTAATGCATTAACTGGACTTACTAATGTTTGGGGAAAAATATCTCAGAATAATACACTTATTGGTGGAATGAATATTTCTGGATATGCAGATGCTAGTGGTGCAACTTCACAAGCATTAATTCTTTCTGGATATATGAATGCAGCACCTACAGCAACTGCCCCAGTAGTATCTTTTCGCGCATCAAAAACAAATGGTGGTTCTGGAGAAGTAAATCTAGCAGCTACTGATACAGCATATCAGTTTGCAGGTGCTGGAGGAACTACAGTCTATGTAACTATTACAGGAGATGGGCATTTTGGAATTGGTGATACCACTCCCACAGATGCTCTTTTTAAAGTTACTTCTAGCGTAGTTGCAAATATTAATGGAATTTATACAGAACAACTTGCAGATCAATTTTCTCTGTATGCAACAAAAGCATTAGTAAATCTTTCCTCTTCCGTAGATGCTAATCAAATAGCGTATTCTCTCACTGCTGATAATGCTGGAACATATACTCTTTCTGGGGACGCTTTGCAAATTGGAATTGCTGCAACTAGAACTTCTGGTACTATTGCAAATACTGCTCGTGGTCTTTATATTTCAAATAGTGATGCTCTTGCTACAGGAGATTTGATCTATACACTTTCACAAGGAAATCAGAAATCACTTTCTATTGAATCAAATATTACTACAGTCAATACTGTAGATATAAATGTAGTTGCTCCAACTAGCGGTGCTGGACTTTATATTCACTCTAATGCAGCAGATACAACAGCACGTGCTCAGATTCAGCTTCTTCAAGATCATGCTTCTGCTATTGGTGCAATATCTATTCTTCTTCAAAATGATGGTGCTGGAGCAGCTGGAGCAGGAACATATTTTAAATTTGCAAATACACCGGCAGCAAATACTACTGAAGCAATATCTTCTTTTACTCAACCGGGACTTCTTGCTGGATTCTATAAAATAGATGTAAATGGTACTCCACAGTGGCAAGCATATTATGCTGCTCCTACAAACACTGGTGGAACTATTTCATATACATATGATACTACTGTATCTATGTCATTTATAGATTCTGCTGCTACTCATGGATTAACAGCAGTTCTTCCTACAGGAACATTCTTTCGTAATGTTCAAGCAGATGCTTCTAATGGTGGTCTTGTATCTACAGTAATTATTAATGCAGATGCAACTGCTTGGACAATAGTTGGAGTTATTGGAAATACTACTCCTACAAGTACTATACCTGCTATTTCTTTTCAAGCAGCTAAATCTAATGGTACTACTGGAATAGTTGATCAGGCAGCTACTGATATAGCATTTCAATTTGCTGGAGCTGCGGGAGCCACTAAATATTTCACTATTCTTGGGGGTGGAAGAACTGGTGTTGGTATTGTAAATCCCGCTTATAAACTAGAAGTATATAACGCTTCTGCATTCGCAGCTTGTTGTATCGGACAAAATACTTCTGCACAAAGAGCATTATTCATAGATCAAAATACTAATGAAGTTGCTTTGTATATTGATAGTGAAGCAACAAGTAATCCAACTATTCACATTATTGGGCCTACTGTACAAAATTATTTCTGTGTATCTATTACAGCTGCAGCAGGACTTACTTCTGGTGGATTTTTCAGAGGAGATAGTGCTTCATCTAGTGCAACAGCTAGAAATTTGATAGATGTTGCTAGTACTCATGCTTCTGCAACAGCAGTAATAGGTCTTTCTATAACTAATTCTGGAACTGGAGCAGCTGCGGCTGGAACAATTTTGAAAGTTAATAATACTCCTGCTGCTAATACTACAGAAGCAGCTTGTAGTCATGCTAATATTGGAACTTATGCTGGTTCGTATAAGATTAATGTAGGTGGAACTACATATTGGTCCCCTTATTATAATGCACCAACCGCATAATCTTTTATTACTACTATCTTACTACTATTGAGGGTAATATATTATGTCAACAGCTTTGGAACGTGCAGAAGTTATTGTTCAAGCATTGGTAAATAACGTAGTAACAAAAGCTATTTTGGAAGAAGTAGTCACTATAGTTACAAAAACATATTGTGATAAACTTCCTATGCTAGAAGGTGGAGTACAACAAGTCCCTACTGATCTTTCTGTAGAAGAGCGGGCTCAGTTCTTTTTGGATCGTATGTACGAGATCGTACAAAACTTTATAAAAGTAGACGCAGAAAAAGAAGTACGTGCTGAACTTCAATCATATGTACAAGATCAAATAAGTACTGCAAAAGATCTAGCTGTATCTATGTTGGATAGCATAGTAGTAGACGCAAGAGTAGTAAAAGGATAGTTATAAACAATCTAGTTCCATACAATTGATAAGGAAATGTATATATGCCTAGTATTATACTCAATACGCAACTCACAGATATTTTTGGTGAACCCCTTATTGAAAAAATAATCCCAGAATCATCAACAACGCCAGAGAAACGTATTGCATGGACAGTAAAATCTGCTATAATTGCTGCATTAATGGCTTCTGCGCCGGATACAAAAGAATCTGGGGATGAGAAGTTTAAAAAATGGCTTCTTGCAAGCAAAGTACAGAAGCGAAAACAGAGTATTGTATTTTCTGCAGAAGAGATAGTACAAATAAAAGCTGCTGCAGGTACTATATTTCCAACTATTCTTATAGGAGCATTGTATATTATTCTTGATCCTCCAGCAAGTGTAGTAGAAGAAGTAGAAGAGATAGCTTCTGAAGTACAACCAGCTGGAGAAAAAGAATGAGTACTGATCCTTGGATGCACAGATCTTCTAATATGAGTTGTAAAACCTGTATGTGGTTTGTAATAAAAGAAAAAGAAGCCACAAAGGAAAGTACTAAACAAGTCAGGGAGAAGGTAAATACCTTAGGCAGATGTAGAAGACATTGTCCTAGTATGAATGGTTATCCAACAGTATTTATTACTGATTGGTGTGGTGATCATAAGTTGGATGAGAATAAACTTGTATGAGTAGTAATCCTATACTAGATTCTATTCAAGATATATCTTCTATTCTTGATGATCCTGTATATGTGCCCCCTGCACAATTAGGAAATATTAAGAATAGTGGATTATCTACGTCTATAGAAGAACGAGCACTTGCTCTATTAGGAAGTGGTATTAATGGAGAAGCTGTAGCAGCAGCATTAGGAGTTACTCCTAGCAGAATTTCTCAACTTCTTTCTGATGAAGGATTTTCTGCTAGGGTAGCTACTGCTAGATATGAAGCATTACAGAAACATAATGTACGTGATAATGTATATGATAAGATAGAAGATAAACTATTGACTAAACTTGAAGGTAGTTTATCTCTTATGATTCGTCCTGACGCTATTCTTCGTGCACTTTCTATTATTAATGGAGCAAAACGCAGAGGGCAAGCTGCTCCAGAACAAATACATAATATACAGAATATTGTAACCCTTGTTCTACCAACAAAAGTAGTACAACAATTTGCTGTTAATTTAAATAATCAAGTTATTAGGGCCGGTGAACAGGAACTGGTAACTATACCTTCTGGAGCTTTAAGAGATAAGTTAGAACAACATAAAGAACAGAGGCGGAGTAGGAGTATTTCACATGTACCAGACGCAGAAAATCCCTGATATAAAAAAACTTATTATACAATTGAAAACAAATCAACCACAACTATGTAAACATATAGTATGTTCGGAAATTGAAAAACAAGCTGCACGCAAAATATTGCTTAGGCTGAAGAAAAGAACTACTAATGCTAAAACAGATTTTATGCGTACTATTCCTGTCGAGATAATAAAAGTATGAATAGTAGTAAACTCTTAAATTCTTTAGGAGTTAAACCATTAGAGATTCCTAGAGTTACTAGGGATACTGAAGTCACAGCTAATTTAATTGATGCTCTTGGAGAATCTACTCAAGTATCTGCTCCAGAACTTCCAATAGAACAGTTTGGAGTTCCTGCAGCACAAGTACAAGTGTTAGCTAAGAAAAGTTTAGACTTTTTAGCTGCTTTAGTTATGCCTCTTGTGTTTGTATACTATTTTCCATTTGTATTTCAATCTGTTTGGCAATGGCTTCTTTCATACATACATATAAGTAGAACTTTTCCACAATTAGCACTAGGTTTACCGCGCGGATTTGGTAAAACTACACTCATGAAAATCTTTATCATGTATGTTATTTTATTCACAGATAAGAAATTCATTCTTATTATTAGTGCTAAGGCTTCATTGGCAGAGAATATTCTTTCTGATATTGTAGACATGATGGAAGAGCCAAATATAAAAGCAGTATTTGGAGATTGGAAATTAGGAATAGAAAAAGATACACAAGCACTTAAAAAGTTTGGTTTTCGAGGAAGAAATATTACTATTGCTGCAATTGGCGCACTGACTTCTTTGCGCGGATTAAATATTAAGAATCAGCGTCCAGACGTAATGCTTTTTGAAGATATACAATCCAGAGAATGTGCAGAATCAGAAGTACAATCTACGGCTCTTGAGAACTGGATGGTTGGTACTGCCATGAAGGCTAAATCTCCTAATGGCTGTATGTTTCTTTTTGTTGCTAATATGTATCCAACCAAATGGTCTATTCTTCGTAAATTAAAAAATAACCCTACTTGGATTAAATTCATTGCTGGTGGAATATTAGAGAATGGTACATCATTATGGGAAGAACTACAACCAATACACCAACTTCTTAATGAGTATGAAAATGATCTTGCTATGGGGCATCCAGAAATATTCTATAGCGAGGTACTAAATGATGAAAATACTAGCGCTAATAATCTTATAGATCTCTCAAAATTACCAGAAGTCCCTTATCAACGTGGAGATATAGCTGGAGGGAATTTTATAGTCATTGATCCAGCTACAGATAAGCCAGGCAGTGATTTAGTATCTATAGGTTACTTTGAAGTACATGATGCAAAACCAATATTAATGGAACTTAAAGAAGGACAATATTCCCCAGGGGATACAATTAGAGCTGCTCTTACTATTGCACTTTCTCGTAATTGTAGACTAATAGCTGTGGAATCTAATGCTTATCAGTACTCTCTTCTTTATTGGTTTTCTTTTATATGTACGCAGTTGGGTATACAAGGAGTAGAATGCGTAGATATATATTCTGGGGCAAGAGCAAAGACCGCAAGAATTCTTGATTTTCTAAAAGCTTATGCTGCAGGAGAACTTTTTGCTATTGATGATGCAAAACTTTCTCTTCATATCCAAATTGCTACTTTCAATCCATTACGAAAAGATAATACAGATGGTATATTAGATCTTATGACTTACGCGCCAAGAGTAATAAATGAATTTGGGGATTCTGTATTAGCTGCTAATATAATACAGTCTCAAGAATTTGAAGCTCATGAAATAATATATAATAACAGCTGTTTTTAATCAGTTATTTAATAGGAAGGTAAGTATTATGGTAGCTTCTACATCAGTACCTTTAGGTAAAAAATCTCAAGATGCCTTTATAGCATACTATAAAAGTATTCATGATTCTAATAAGGATACTAGAGAAAGTTTGCGAGCAAGATTTATTGCTGTAGATAAAGCTTACCAAAGAGAAGTAATCTCTACGCAAGCACACTGGGACGCAAAAATATTAAATGAAGCTGGCGATAATACAAAATATCAAGATATTGTGGTTCCTGTTGTTATGCCACAGGTAGAAGCTGCTGTAGTATATCAAACAGCTGTATTTCTTACAGGTAGCCCATTATTTGCTGTTGGTTCTTCTCCTGCTTTTATGGATGCTGCACTGCAATTACAGACTATATTAGAAAATAATTCAGTGCGGGGTGGTTGGGCAAGAGAGTTTATCTTATTTTTTCGAGACGCATTTAAGTATAATTTTGCCCCTTTACATGTATGTTGGGCAGATGAAGTTTCCTATTCTGTGGAAACTAATCTTGCTAAAGACCTAAGAAAAGGACAACCAAAAGAAGTAATTTGGAGCGGAAATAAAGTCAAACGCTGGGATCCGTATAATACATTTATAGATAGTAATGTAGCTCCTTCAGAAGTGTATAAAAAAGGAGAGTTTGCTGGAACTACGGAGTTAATGACTAGGATAGAATTGAAAGCTTTTATAGCTTCATTATCAGATAAGATCATAGCTAACATTACAACTGCTTTTTCTTCTGGAACTCCTGGAGCGGGTTTTAGTGTATTTGCTAATAGTTCTCCTGAATCTTATAATGTGCCCGTTATTAGTCAAACTCAGAATATATCTGCGCGAGGAACAAATTGGTTATCCTGGGCAGGAATAGCAAATACTAATGGTACCGAAATAGAATATAAGAACGTATATGAAGTTACTACTCTTTATGTTCGTATACTTCCTGCTGAATTTGGATTAAGAGTTCCTCGTCCGAATACTCCGCAGATATATAAACTTATCATAATTAACCATGAACATATTATATATGCTGAATTGCAAACCAATGCCCATAATTACATTCCTGTTCTTATAGGTTGTCCTCTTGAAGATGGATTAGCGTATCAAACTAAATCATTGGCTGATAATGGAGTTCCATTTCAACAACTTGCAACTGCATATATGAGTTCTATTATAGCTTCTAGGAAGCGCGCAATTAGTGATAGAACACTTTATGATTCTAGTAGAATAACAGAACGACAAATTAATAATCCTAATCCTTCTGCTAAGATTCCTGTGCGTCCTTCTGTATACGGTAAATCAATATCAGAAGCAGTATATGCATTTCCTTACAGAGAAGATCAACAAGCCTCTTCTATGCAACAGATACAAGCTATTCTTGGATTAGCTAATGTTCTTAATGGACAGAATCAAGCTAGTCAGGGACAGTTTGTAAAAGGAAATAAGACACTTTCAGAATTTGAATCTGTTATGCAAAATGCTAATGGTAGAGACCAGCTGGCTTCAATACTCTTAGAAGCTCAAGTATTTACTCCATTAAAAGAATTAACAAAAATTGATATACTTCAGTACCAAGGGGGTACAACTCTTTATAACCAGGATAAGGGAAAAGAAATAGAAATTGATCCGATTGCCTTGCGTAAAGCAGTACTTTCTTTTAAAGTGTCAGATGGACTTATTCCAGAATCTAAACTTCTAAATACTGATGCATTTACTGTAGCATTACAGACTCTTGCTAATTCTCCTCAACTTGCTGCAGGTTATAATATAAGTCCTTTATTTTCTTATCTTATGAAGACTCAGGGCGCGGATTTAAAGGATTTTGAGAAGTCCCCAGAACAACTTGCTTTTGAATCTGCTTATAGCCGATGGATACAAATAGCACAGCAAGCTGTAGATAAAGGAGTAGATCCTGCAACATTACCTCCTGCTCCTATTCCAGAACAATTTAATTATGATCCAAGAGCAAATAATCCACAACCAGAGCAAATGCAACAATCACCGCCACAAATGGAAATGATGCAAAACGGGTCTATGTAATTATAGTAGGAGGTTATATGGCTAATTTAACATTGAATGTTTTTGCTTCTTGGGAACTTTCCTATGAAGAAAGTAGAAACGGATCTATTTTTACTATAGACCAAACATATGTATTACAAAATCAACTTGCTAAATGTGCGGAAGAAAAATTAAGTATTCCGTTTGATCCAAAAGATCCAATGCTTTTTATGCAACAAGAAGCTTATAAACGCGGACAAATAGATTTACTCGGTTGGCTTTTAGAACTTTCGGAAGTGACAAAAAAAGAATAGTAGTTTCTATACTGTATCTTTCAATCTTTCTATAATCTAATAGGAAATCTCACAATGGCTCTCTCTTTTAATCTTAGTAATCTTTTCGGATCTGCTCCTGCTTCTACTCCTGCATCTACTCCTAGTACTCCTGGTAATATGCCAGCAGCGCCAGCAGTTAATTTACAACAAACTCCACAAACAGATGTTAATGGAGTTATACCTAATCAAACACCTCCTGCAGTACCTGTAGATAATTCCCCACTGGCTCCATTTAAAGACCTCTGGCAAACTGCTACTAATGTAGATAATAAAAATAATAATTTGAATGAACCTGTAGTTCTTAATGCTGAAGATGTAGCTAAGGCTATGGGAAATGCAGATTTTTCAGCAGCTCTTAATCCAAGTAGATTAAATGCAATTGCTGCTGGAGGACAAGAAGCACAAAAAGCTTTTCAAGAAGCTCTTACTGATGTAGCTAGACAAGTTTTAACACAAGCCACTCTAGTAAATAATCGACTTACGAATGACGCAATTGTAAAAGCTCTTGCAGCACAAGAAGCTAAATTACCAGCTATGTTAAGAACACAAAGTGCTGCAAACCATCTGAAAGACACAAATCCCATATTCAGTAATCCTGCTATACAACCAGTTATTGAAGCTACTCAGCAACAATTGTTGTCTAAATTTCCTAATGCAACTCCTGCTGAGATAACTGCAATGACTAATAATTATATTCTAGCTATGGGAGAAGCTTTTGCTCCTAAACCAGCAACTCCAGTTAGTAAAGATACTGATTGGGAAAACTTTATACAGGTATAAAGAATTTTCATATTTTTTTTGGAGATATTCTTATGACATTTAATAGAGTTCTTGTAATGGGTAGTGGAAAAGCAATTCATGAAAATAGAGCTGCCAGTGGCTTTCATGCCAATGTTGGTGTTGCTCTTTATAATGCAGAGGCTGATGCAACACTCGCTCCTTGGCAACTTACAGGCGGTTCAATTGTTCAAGGACTTACGCTCACAAGTGACGTAGTATATACTCTTCCCACTGCTGCTGATCTTGGCGCACATATGCCAGAAATGGATGTTGGAGATGCTCTTGGTTTCTTTGTAACTAATGCACAAGCAGCTGCATATAAAGTTACTCTTGCAGTTAATACTAATGTGACTAAAATTGGTACTAATAACGATCTTTCAGTTGTTGCAGGGGCTAGTAAATTATTCACTCTTGTCAGAATAGCTGATAGTCCTGCAGGAACTTACCAATTCTGGTTGGTATAAGTACAAAGTTAATTTTTTATTAATTCTCTTTTGGAGTAATCGAGATGCCTACTGGTATTTTTAATACAACTAACCTTACTACAGATCTTGCAAAGAAATCATTTGCAGGAATGATTACAAGGCTGATGCCGAATGGTTCAGCTCCTTTGTTTGCACTTACTTCTATGTTGCCTGAGGAAACAGCAGTAGCTGTAGAACACGGGTTTTTTACTAAAACAATGATTTTTCCTGAAGCTCAGATTAATTTTGCTGCTGGATACTCAGCAGGTGAAACTACTTTTACAATTGATAGTGTATCTAATCTTCTCCCCGGTATGATTATGCAAATAGATCGTACTAAAGAGAACGTACTTATTACAACTGTAAATTCCCCTACTAGCATTCTAGTAGGTCGTGCTGTTGGCGAAGTTGCAATAGCAAACATCGTAGATAATGATAGGCTTTTTCAAGTAAGTAATGCTTTTGAAGAAAGTTCTACTCGTCCAGCTGCAAACAATGTGATTCCTGTGCGTATTACTAATCTTACGCAGATTTTTAGGAATACTTGGGCTATTTCAGGTTCTGCAAAAGCAACAAGTGTTATTGCAGGTGAAAATACTGATGCTGAAAATCGTCAAGATTGTGCCGCTATTCATGCATCAGATATTGAGAAAGCGTTGTTCTTTGGACAGAAGGTTTCTACTGTTAAAGGCGGACAACCCCTGCGTACTATGAATGGTTTGATTCGTATTGTTCAAACAGCGTCTTATTACCCAGCGTCTTATGCTGGAGTAGTTAACTATACTACAGCAGGCTCTACTACTACTTGGACACAATTAGAAGCTGCTCTAGATCCGGTGTTTAATCAAACTACTGATCCAAAAGGAGCAAATGAACGCCTACTGTTTGTAGGAGGCTCTGCAAAATTAGTTATTAATAATATTGGTCGTTTAAATGGTACTTATCAACTAATAGACGGGCAAACAAATTGGGGACTTCAATTTTCTACGCTTACTACTGCTCGCGGTAAATTTAGAATTATTGAACACCCTTTGCTTAATAGTAATTCGATATGGGCAAAATATGCCATTGTTGTGGACTTGCCTACTTTTCGTTTGGCTTATCTTCAAGGTAGAAAGACTCAGAATCTTGAGTTTAATACCGAAGGACGTGAAGCACAAGATAATGGTATTGATGCAGTTGGTGGAACTCTTACTACGGAATGTACAGCAGTAGTTAAGAATCCTCCAGCAAATGCTGTTATAGTTAATCTTACTGCTGCTGCAGTTGGTTAATGTTGGTATAATTCTGTACCGGGGGTGCGACAGAGTTTCTGGAAGTTCTCTGATACGAAACAAAACTTCCATTCATTTTATTCATAAGCAAAAGGACATTTAATAATGAGTATCTCAGACAATAAAGGCGTAAGGATTCCAAAAACTGCAGAAGGTATGGTATCTCCTACTGTTCCTTTGCAAAAGAAATTTCAAATCTATACTTCTATGGAAGAGTCAGTAACCTATATTACCAAAACAGGCAAAAAAGCTAGTACTGTAAATTTTCAACTTGTAACTGCTGATAAAGAGATTATAGATTATCTCAATGAAGAAATAGAACTTGGTTTGCCTGGAATTACAAAAGGCAGGTTAGTAAACGAAGATGAAATTGAACCTATGGCAGTTCTTAAAAGAAAAATTATAGCTGAGTATCTTGCAGAGAAAACAAAGAAAGATGAGGCTAGTCAAGAAGAATTGAATAAGTATACCACTGGAATTATGAGCACTAATGGTGTTCTTTCTGGAGCATCGGCAAGCGGTATCTAGTTTTTGTATATAGGTTGAACATATGAACTTCACAGAACTTCTAACAGAAGTGTATGGAATAACGAATCGTCCTGATCTAGTGACGCTTACTAAATCTGCTGTTAAAGCTGCTACATTAAAAGCACACACTCTTGATTACTTCTCTAAAGATATATACGAAACTGGGATTCTATTTCCTACTGCGGCCTATTTCCAATCTCTTGATTATATAGGACTTTACTCTAATTGGCGCGCACTTCGTTATCTACGAAGAGTTACTGATGAGAATGATCAGAATGGTACGTTCTTGGAAATGATTGTTCCTGAAGATGTAGTAGATCAGTATGGAAGAAATAGAACTGACATTATGTATTCTGCAGGGAGAGTAATAGAGATTCGTTCATCTGTATCTTTTCAGTATGCTCTTATTGGTGCTTATGTATTTCCAATTGTTACAGATTCTGGATATAGTTCTTGGATAGCAGATATGCATCCATACGCTATTATATTTGAAGCATGCAGAGTACTATTTCGTGCAGTAGGATTACTTGAA